CCAAATACTACGACGACTTGATTGAAGCCAGCCACTATTATCAATTGCTGGGATATGGTTGTCACACAGTCAATGGCAAGACTGTAGACATTAACGAACGTGACTTAAAAAAGAAATTATGGCTGGCACTGAACAGTGTCAACGCACTAGAAGGCATCAGATTCTATGTGAGCTTTGCTTGTAGTTGGGCATTTGCCGAACTTAAAAAGATGGAAGGCAATGCCAAAACAATCAAATTGATCTGCCGTGATGAAAACATACACTTGGGCTTTACACAAACTGCACTTAAACTATTGCCACAAGACGACGCCATCTATGCCGAGATCCGTGAAGAAACCTTGGAGGAATGCACACAAATGTTCTTGAGTGCTGGACAACAGGAAAAAGACTGGGCCCGATACTTGTTCAAAGATGGCAGCATGATTGGACTCAACGAACAGTTGCTGAGTCAGTATGTGGACTGGTTGATGTGCAAGCGTATGACTGCTGTACATTTGGACTGTGGCATCAAGCCCGGAAGCAATCCCTTGCCTTGGACCGCCAAGTGGATTGCTGGCAGCGAAGTACAAGTGGCCCCTCAAGAAACAGAAATTTCTTCCTATGTAATCGGTGGAACTCGACAAGACGTCGACGGTAATACATTCAAAGGGTTCAGTCTATGATGATCAGTACAGTGGGGTGTAGTTTTACCTATGCCCAAAGAAAAGGTTGGCCGGACATACTTGCAAAAAAACTTCAAGATCGGGGGATTGAAGTAGACTTAGTAAATAATGGCCACCCTGGCGCAGGAAATTTATATATTTCTCAAAAGCCTATATTAGATTCCTACAACCCCAAATTTAGAGACCCGGATTTAGTTGTAATAATGTGGAGTGGACTAACAAGAAAAGAAGTACTAATTGACCACGAAGACGAACTAGTAATGAAAACTCTCGAGGGATACGGGTTTGTTAGGTGGAGCGGGGTACACACTAGTTACATCTTTAGTGGTGGCATTAAGGGTAGTTGGGAACATCATCCTGCTACTAAAGAAATTTTTAATCCCTTGTACAAAATAAGCAATGAACGTACAATGGCACAGGATACTTTAGTAAACATTATTGCACTACAAAACTATTTTAAAAATAAAAATATACCTTACATCATGAGTTCATACATGAATTACTGGAGCAATGAATCAAGAGTGGGGGATTTAGATTTTGGTATTAAACAGTTTAATGATCTATCATACCTAGTGAATCAAATTGATTTTAGTCGCTGGGTGTTTGCCAATGATAACAAAGATGGTATATATGAGCTGGCCAAAGCCAACGACGATCTACAAGAGGATGGGTTCCATCCTGACTTTAAAACTCATGCAGATTGGGCAGATTTATTACTAGCCAAACTGCAAACTGATAATTATACTATATGAAAAGATATTTAAAAGAAACAGGAACAATTTTTAAGAAAGTAATAGAATAATGATAACTGTATATAGTAAAAACAATTGCCCCTATTGCGTACAAGCAAAAAACTTATTAAAACAAAAGGGAGTGGCTTTCGAAGAAATTAACATTGATACAAGTCCCGAGGCTCGTGAGTTTATTATGACCGAAGGTCACCGCACAGTTCCGCAAATTTATCAAAACGGTAAGTTGTTAGTTGAGGGTGGTTATACCGGACTGGCCAAACAAACACCAGAATTTTTTCAAACACTAAAAGGATAATATGTTAATTGCAAAATCAAAAATAACAGTGGGCGATATTGCCACATTCAAGTTGATCAACGGCGACGAAATGGTGGCCAAAGTAGTCAGTAAAAGTTTGGAGGGTGATTATGTAATCAATCGCCCACATATGGTTGCGGCCAGCCAACAGGGCATTGGCTTATTGCCCGGACTATTCACTGCAGAAGAAAATGAAAATATTGAACTAAAGTCACAACACATTATGATGTGTGCGCCCACAGTGGAACAAATCTGTAGTCACTACACAAAAGTCACCACAGGTATTGATGTGTTGCCCAAAGGAAAAATAGTTGTCTAATCCAGCTGCTCGCAAAGGTGACACTGACGATTTTGGACACACCATTACCAGTGGCACTGTGGCAGGCGTAACCATAGACGGAGCTCCGGCAGCGGTCAAGGGCAGTGTCATGGATGACGGTGTTGCCATCACATCCGGCGTCAGCAGCACAGTTAGAATCAACGGCAGTTATGCTGCAGTCAAGGGCAGTGTCACTGAACCGCACACGCAAGGTCCTGGAAAAAATCAACCAGGCACAATAAATTCTGGTTCCAGCACAGTTTTTATTGGTTAAATACTCAAAGGAAACAAAATGGCCATTACACCAACCACCATGATCGCGGCACAGGGCATGTTGTCCGGGGGTGGCGTGGGGGTAAATTCTGACATGACTTCGGCAATTTCAGCAGCAACATCAAACCCCGTTGTTGGCGGAGTAACTTCATTACAAGCACAAGCAACGGCACTTGCAGTCAGCAACCCCACAGCTGCTGCGTCGATCACTGCATCGCTCGCAACATTGCCAAGCTCGTTCAGTAGTGTTGCTAGTTCAGCAAGTTCAGCAACCACACAAGCAACGGCCATGGCACCCGATGTAAAAACATTTATAAGCCTACATAATTCAACCACTGCCTTTGGCAGCGCCAGTACCGAGTACGGGGCAGCACTGGCCAACTTTGGTGACAAAAGTTTTGGTGATCTAGGAATAGGTGTCAGCAGTTTTACCGACGCCAACAGCGGAGGACTGACTTCGGCTATACCGGGATTTGGGGCATTTGCCAACAAGGCCAAAACTGATGCATTTGGCAGCATAGGTGCAAATCTTGATCCCGCATTGTTGGCCAAAGGACAAGCAAGCATGGCCAGCACAGCACTTAGTGATGGCTTGTCTGGGGTGGGCACTGGATTACAAAACTTTGGCACCTTGATGGACTTTAAGAATCCTCAGTCTCTGGGCTATCAAGGCATGTTGTCTGGTTTACAAAAACAAGGGTTGGCTGATAGTGTTGGAATTAATGATGGTATCATGGTTGCCGGCTTTGATCCAAAAAATCCTGCCAACATACCCGATGTTGTTTTAAAAGATGTGTTTGACGGTGTCAGTCCCGGTGATTTACAAAAGATTATAAGTCAAACCGGTGTTAAACCAGTAGCACCAGTTACTTCGTTAAACGACTTGCTAGATCCCAGCAAAATCATGCCAGCCGGGGCAGTTGCTGCCATGGGATTAACTCCGGGATCGGGAGTTACCGGACTCAAGAGTGTGGGCAACATCTTGACCAATATTGGAGTACCTTTGGACAACATGTCGGCTGGTAGCCTGCTGGGCGGTATACAAACCAAAGTAGGCGGATATTTGTCCAGTCTAACATCGTTAATTCCCGCTAGTGTCAGTACTACACTAAAGTCCAGTCTAGGGTCGGGGTCAAGTCTGTTTGGTACGCCCAGCATGAGCGACATGATGGGTAGCCTTGCTGGAACACATACCTCAGATTTTGCCGCCGCCAATACACAACTAAGCAGTGTGGCTTCTAGCAGTCAAGGACAAGCTATTTCGGGTGCAATGACTGCGGTGCTAGCAGCAATTTCATCGGGATCGGGGTTGACTGCAGCCTTGAGTGCACTGACTTCGGCGTCATCTTTGTTTGCATCACAAGCGTCAAGTAATTCTGCTTTGAGCAGTGCTCTTGGCAGTGTGAGCGGAGCAGCATCAAGCGTGGCCGGTAGACTTTCGGCCGAAACCAGTAACTTGAGCCTGGCCGGAGTCAATTTATCTAGCATGCCTGCCCTTCCCGGCGGTTCGGGAATGATACTTAATTTTGCAAGTAAATTACACAGTTTTGGCGTGGATAAACTACAGTTAGGGCACGGGGATATTTTCAACGGTGTGGCCACAAACGATTTAACTGGCGATGCAATCAAGGCATCGTTACTAGAAGGCAAGAGCGTGGCCAAAATGGCTGCAGTTGGCAAAACAACACCAACAGTGTCAGACACCAATGCCGCCCTGGCCACAGCCAATGCAAACAACATTGACTCGCTTATCAACGACTACGATGTTGCCCAAGCCAATTACAAAACGGCCAAGGACAATGTGGCCCTGGCCAAGAGCCAGTTTATGGCTATAGATGCACAGTATCGTCCCAATCCCGATGATCAAGGACTGCGAGCACAATGGCTACCGGCCAAAACTGCATATCAAAATGCCTTGACAGCGTCTATGTCTGCAGCAGATGCAACCTCAACAACAAGAAATAAAATGACTGATGCTGCCCTGAGTGCTGGCACAGATGCAAACACAAAAGTGACTGCTGCCATACAAAAGTACTTGGCATAAGCACTTAACAACGCATATAACCACAATAAACTAAGCACATAACTCGTTATAGTATGCTATAACTTATATTTCTCGGGGTTATATAAACTTACAGTCTGAAAAGATTGTTAATAGGAGGACGAAAAATGAAAAAGATTTTAAACATCTTGTTCGCAATCATCGCCCTGACAGTAATGGCACCCTGTCATGCAGAGGTCAATAGCAAAGACCTAGATTGTTTAGCACGTAACATTTATTATGAAGCGGGCTTGGAAAGTGAAGAAGGCAAAGCGGCAGTGGGCCTTGTTACCATTAACAGAAGCCGCGATGAAAAATATCCACACACCATATGCGGTGTTGTGAATCAAAAAACAGTTTTCAGCATACCCAAAACTGTAACTAAAATCCGCGAGATAACCTCGGGAGTATTTTTCAAGACAGTGAAGCAAGTTAAAGAAACACAAACGGTGTGGGTAAGCCATACCATTTGCCAATTCTCATGGAGGTGCGAAAATGTACGTAAAATTAACTATACAGATAGCCGTTGGGCGAGTAGTCTTGCCGTCGCTCAAGAACTGCTGGAAGGTGGTTACGACGAATTCCGTTACAAATATGCAGACGCTGAATATTTTCACGAAAAGCATATTTACCCAGCTTGGGCTAGGCAAAAGCGTCCGATCAATCGAATCGGCGGTCACGTCTTTTATGCGGATAAAAAAAGTGATTTGACAATTGCTCTTGAATAATTGTAAAATAGTAAATACTATAACAACACTGGAGTCAATGATATGGGCAAACATGTAACGTTAGTTGATCAATTCAACGAAGATGAATATCCTGGGGATATCAATAACGAGGACTATGGATTTATACTTGACTCAAATGGCGAACTAAAGAGCATTTTCTTGCCGGAGAATGTTCCTTTCAAAGCACCCAAGAATGTCAACAAGATACTAAAATTGTTTGGCATTCCTGACGTGGACAACGTGGACATAGATCAAAGCGTTCACTAATGGTTTAGCATAAATAACTAAAAGAGGATTTTAGTTATGGCTTATACCTGGACCTATAATACAACAACGGCAGTGACCACAGGTGCAATCAACAGCACCAAAGTTATTGTATTTGCCAATGTTGCTTGTTATAGCAATATCAACGGAACGGCAGTTACATCTAGTCAGTTCCCTATCATCGAACCCAATACAAAAAACAGTTACAATATGCAGGGCCTGGGCAATACGCTGAGTTTATTGCCAGTGGGTGGAGCCGCCGCAGCTATCACTATTACCCAAGTGGGCAATGTAAGTGTTGGCACACTGCCTGTGATAGTCAACGGCAACGTTGTAATGAGAACTGCATAAGGATACCATAAAATGAACGTAGCAGAAATATTAAGAGCTTTAGCAGATAAAATTTCATCGGTGGAACAGGACGTCCCGCACCAAGATCAAAGTGCGCAATTACATCAAGTTGATGTTGGTAATGATGAGCACCCAGAAGTCAACACAGACAGCATGGTGAGCCCACTACAACAAAAACTAGAGTTGATTAAAAAGGTCGCTGGCGTTGATGGTGCATTTGCCAATGGTGAGTTAAACACCGACGCAGAAGCAGCAGGTTGCACCGACTGCGGTTGTGATCCTTGTGAGTGCTCGGATCAAGAAGATCCATTGGCTACAATGAAGCATTTGGCCGGACTTGCTCCTGCAGCCGCAACACTAATTGTCGCAGACGAAGACGAACCTTTTGAAGGGTAAGTCCGATGTCTATTAAGAAGTTCCGTGCAAGTCGTGTAAACAATACAACTGTTAGTAGCTATGTTGGACAACCTGGCGACATCTTCTACGATGAAGTTTCCGGTAAGTTAAAGATCAGTGATGGTCATACTGTTGGCGGACATTACATTGATGTAGTTGTAGCAACTCCTACACAACTTGGCGGTATCAAAGCAGGTCCGGGTGCTAACGTTAGTGTTGACGGAACATTGACGATTGATACCACAGGTATTCCATTAAGTGTTGGCGATCTATACATTGCTCAAGCTAACATCAGTGCAGTCAATGCCAACGAAGACTTGAATCTCTTTACCAATGGCACAGGCAACATCAATCTGGTTGGTAACTTGCGTGTGCAGACTACAAGTGCTGGATTGTATTCAACTCCAGTATTTGGGGTAGACAATCGTGGTAACCTCACAGTCAATGGTAACTTGATCACCAATGGTGGCACATACCTGGTGGGTACCACCACTTTTGTTGGACCAACAGTTCACCAAGGCAGCATCACCGCCACTGGCAACTTGACCACTATTGGCAACTTGATTACCAATGGACCCAGCTATTTCAACGGTGCCACAAACTTTGTTGGCGCCGAAGTCAACACCGGCAATGTCACCATCAACGGCAACTTGATAGTAAATGGGCCCAGCTACTTTGTGGGCAATGTGACCGAAGTTGGCAATCTAACAATAACTGGCAACTCAGTCAACAACGGTACCAGTGTGTTCAACGGCAACTTGACCATTGCTGGCAATGCAACTTTGATTGGCAACACCGCAGTCACAGGCAATGTCACTGTAACTGGCAACATGTTGCAGTCGGGTCAAAGTATTTTCAACATCACTCAACAAAACAGTGTGCAGGGTGCTGTGGAGATCACAGGAGATGCCAACGCACAGTGGCAGACTCCAGTCAACACTGGTGTTATGTTACATGTAACCGGACAGTCAAATAATTCAGATCGAGTCTACTTTGATAGTTTGGGCAGCTATTCTGTGTTGGTTGGTCGACGATTTGAAGGCTCTATGTCCTCGCCCACAGGTGTACAAGGCAACGTGGACTTGTTTAGAGTTGGCGGCGGCATGTATACCACTGCGGGCTGGGCCAATATTGGACCTGCTCGTATGTCGTTTGCCACTAACGAAATTCAGACAGGTACTAACCAAGGTGGTCGCATTGAGTTCTGGACCACTGCCAACAGCGCAGGTCCAGCGTGGAGTACCATAACACGTACAGCCACTATTGACCCAGCCTTAGGTGTCACCAGCAACATTGGATTTGTTACAGCGGGCAACGTAACAACAGGCAACGTTGCAGTTTCTGCAGGCGGTACATTATCAACTCCGCGAGTGATACTAAACGATGGTGGTGTTCGACAGCTAACTGGCAACACCGCCGTGACCTTAGATTTCTCCACAGACAGTATGGTCAGTCTAACTAACCCAACTGGTACAGTTACCATCACCCTAGCTAACTATGTAGCAGGTGCAGTTATTAGATTTATCTACTCAAGCGCAACAGCAAGAACTATTAACTTGGGTGTAGCGGCCGCAGTAAACTCTACAACTGGCGGGACCACGTTACTCAGCACAGGCGGTGGTGCTCCGGTTGGTCCTAACCAAAGCGTTATTTTAACCTACTATTGTGTGGGCGGAACAGCCGCAACCACTTACGTTTCGGCAAGTTACGTCTAACCATAAAGATTGACATAATCATTATTTGGTTTTCTATTAAACTCGCATAAATAAATGTATGACTACAGCATACATTTACAAATGGACTCATCTTCCTACTTCAAAATGGTACATCGGTGTTCGTACCAAACAGGGCTGTCACCCCGGTGATGGTTATATCTGCTCCAGTAAAATCGTTAAACCACTTATAGAAAGTTCTCCCGCGGAATGGCAAAGAGAAATACTTCATACTGGCACCCCATCTGATATGATAAAAATGGAAACAACTATTTTAACCGAACTGGATGCAAAAAATGACAAAAACAGTTATAATCTACAGAACGGCGATGGAAAGTTTACTACCGCTGGTATAATAATGCCAGAAGAATGGGTCAATAAAATAAGCAAAGGGAATACAGGTAAAGTTAGGAGTGAAGAGGCTCGTGAGAACTATAGACGTGCTAATAGTAAAAAAGCACAAAATCCTGAATACTTAAAAAAGTTGCGTAAACCAAAAGCCGAAGGTCACGGTGCAAAGGTCTCTGCGGCACTAAAAGGCATAAGTAAGACCGAAGAACATAAACAGGCAATGTCAGCGGCTCGTAAAGGTAAAAAAACTGGCCCTTGTTCGGATGAAAGACGGCAAGCAATACAAGAAGCACTTAAAGGAAAACACACATTGCCATTGATAACTTGTCCGCATTGCGGATTAGAAGGTCGCTCAAATATGCAACGATGGCATTTTAACAACTGCAAACATAAAAAATGATACTATCTTACTTACTTTTAATATCTGGATTATCCATATCTGCAATAGCAGAAAACTGCTCAAAGTTTGGTAAAATTGGTGCACACTTCAGTGGATGGTACCGCAGGCAATACCTACTGTGCCGTTAACTACAGTTAACCAAAAACTCTTGACACGTGTGTGGCTTTATAGTACACTAAGCGACTAAAACTCTTTATTACTATGATACTAGCCATACTACTACTACTTTCCGGATTATCAATATCTGTTGTAGCCATTTATTACTCGGTTATGGGTCTAATGGCAATATTTTCTGCTGCGGCAATACCAATTGCAATTATGGGCGTAAGTCTAGAAGTTGGTAAACTGGTGACTGCCTCGTGGGTCAAAGCACATTGGCACCGCTTGCCCTTGTTGATGAAAACCTATGCAGTCGCCGCAGTGGCTATTCTTATGTTGATAACTACAATCGGATGCTTCGGCTTCCTCTCCAAGGCACACAGTGACCAAACACTAGTAAGTGGCGATGTACAAGCAAAGGTAGCAATATATGACGAACGAATTAAAACTGAAAAAGATAACATTGAGGCTGACCGCAAGCAAATTGCTCAGATGGACGCGGCAGTTGACCAAGTTCTTAGTCGCTCAGACGATGAAAAAGGTGCCTCAAAAGCGAATGAAATACGCCGTAGCCAACTTAAAGATAGATCCAGACTTCAAAACGAAATCCTGGCGAGTCAAAAGAAAATTGCTACTATCCAAGATGAACGAGCGCCGTTTGCTGCAGAGAATAGAAAGGTCGAAGCCGAGGTAGGTCCCATCAAGTACATTGCTGCTTTTGTATATGGTGCCAATCCCGATGCCAACATACTTGAACGGGCGGTGACTTGGGTAATTATTCTCATTGTTATTGTATTTGATCCACTAGCAGTTGTTATGCTACTAGCAAGTCAAATGACTTTCCAGTGGCACAGAGAAGAAAAAAATCAACGTGAAGTTCCCGAACTGTTAGAAGAACAAACCAAGCTCTACAGTGAGACATTCCCTACATTAGATGAAGCAGTTGAGCAAGCGCGGGAAGAAGATTATGGCGACTGCCCCAAGTGCGGTACTAAATTATCAAATGCTCCGGGCATAGGCTCATTCTGTCCCAATAAAGAATGTGATGTTGTGGATGGCGTCAACTTGCCCGAACATCAACCCGGATATGTTGAACTGACTCCATTTACTGTAACAGACGCTGCAAATCTCAATTCAGCGGTAGATGTAGTAAAACCCCTGCTACCCGATCCAGAAATACAACAATTACGAGATCGTATTGTGTTAGTTGAACAAGACCGCGATGACTTAATAGAATTTGTAAAACAAAATCAAGACGATTATAATAAAATAACCGATCTCCATACTCGCAGCATGCATCGAGAAATGGAATTAAATCAAGAGATTGATAGACTACACAGTGAATTATCAAGTCTAATATCAGCATTAGAAGAAGCCAAACAACAAGCCACACAACCCGAACCCGTTGCGGAAGTTGTATCTGAACCCGAAGTTATTGAGATTCAAGACAACGTTGCAGTTGGTGTTCCGGAAACTGCTTTAAGATTCAAAGCAGAAAGAGCAGACGCACCAGCAACTGCTCCAAGGCCAAAAGGTATATCACTTGAACCCGAAATAGTCCCCGAACCAGTGCCGCAATTGCCTGTTGCCCCAGCCACAAGAAAACCCAGTGCTGGATTTGGCTCAGACTTTCCCACCAATCCCGAACGTGGTGATATGTTTCTAAGAACCGATTTCAAACCCACACGATTGTTCAAGTGGAACGATATTAAATGGATAGAAATCAACAAAGGTGCCACAGACGCATATACCTATAACGATGCTTATATACAATATCTTGCAGAAAAACTATTCAACGGTGAATACAGTATCGAAGACCTAAGCGATGTAGAACAACAACAAATTCAAATCATTGTGGGAAATAGACATGCATAGTAATTTTATTACCGCTCCCGACTATGTAGAAAATATACTGGTCATCGGAGCAACCGGTATTGAGGCAGAAGCAATTGCTGATTGTTGTAGAACTAGTGGGCAAGCATATAATGTGTATTTTTACGACAGTTCTTCCAATGACCCGGAATGGTTGAATCGTGTGGCTTTTCGAGTCGATACTGTTTTACTACAAGAAACCCTATTAGAATACAAAGTGCCCAATCCTGTGGGTTTTGGTCCCAATTGCAAATTAAAAACACCCTCAGAATACTTTACTAAATAAACAATGAGTTATTACGATAAACCCTCTTATAAAAAAGTCACCGGCAATGCAGTCATTGTACAAAATGACAATGTGGACAAAGCGTTGCGCAAATTCAAAAAGAAAGTTCTTGAATCTGGATTATTGAATGAATTGCGAGATAGAGAATTTTACACCAAACCAACTACAAAACGCAAGCAGGCCAAATCAGCCGCCAAGCGCCGTTGGCAAAAGAAACTGAGTGATCAGGCTT